AATCCTCACAGGCTCACAGGTTAATTAAGGCGGCATTGTAGTGACTGGCTTGTGTCTCTCAAATGCTAAAAGGCTATGCGGTTCATTACCTACTGGAATGTGTACTCAGGTATACAAAGTAAATTTTAAGGAACAAAAAAAGCCGCCCGAAGGCGGCACAAGGATTGCTAGGGGAGAAATTTATTCGTCTTCTTGTTCGGCCATCCAACTGTTCATTAGGTAGTCATTCTTTAGCATTTCCAGTGCGCCTATAAGGCCGCAGTGCGGCATCGCGGTGTACCATGTGTCAATGACCTCACCGGAAGCGTTAATGGCTACAGCCGCAAAGGCTTTGGCCTCACTCGTTTCCATCATTGCAGTAAACTCGGCGACTGTGAGCAGCATGTTCGGATCAATGCCCTTGGGCTTGTCCGGTTCTGTTGGCATCACAGCCCTGAGTTTCACTACCTTCTTGGTCATACGATGTACTCTATCCAGTCATCAATGCCCAGAATGAGCAGGATAAAGACGCAGACACCAACACCTTGCAGTGTTCCGACGATCTCACGCCGCACTTCCGCACGGCGCTCCCGCTGCTCACTTGCAGCCCTGTGACACACATTTATACTTTTCATATCAGTCCTCATAGTTGATTGTACTACAATATGTTGTAATTACGGGCGTATCCGACGGCCACAATTGCGGCATCCCGTCACCCAGTCCCCGTGGCGCTCTTTACAGCCGCACTTGCAATACGCCTTTCGGCAGGATGTGTCTTCAAAGTGATACCCGCCCGTGGTCTTGATCTTATTGGGCTTGAACTGCATACGCTCACTCGCTGTTATGACCATGACGGCGACCTCCTTGCTCTGGGGGCAGTTTGAGTGACTCTAACAGGTCATCAAGCTGTGCCGACGTAACGCTGTCACAAACGATGATGTGGTGCGTGTACGGGATCTCTTCCGGGTGCTTTTTATATCTATTGCCTAGATGAAATCCAACTTCGTTGTTTTTAGCGTCGTAGTAAACATCTCGCAACTTTGGCCCTCTGGCCGCGTTGATCACTTTCATTCCGGTGAACCCCCCATTTCGGCCTCGACCCTGCGGTAAATGGCATCGCAGTATTCGTTGGCCGAATAATCAGATATCAAGATCATGGGATCGAACTCATTTCCGTTGTTGTAGATCAGCCAGAAATATCCACGGTTATTACCTTCGTGATCAAACACAACCAGATAATCCCAATCGGTTGTACCCATCGCTCCGAGTATGTCCCAGAACTTGCGCGATTCTGTGAGCGTGTCTTCCTCACCGTCGTTGACCGTGATACGGCCACCTTCTTTAAGGATTTCCATGACTAAAGACTGAGCCGCAACGCGGTCAGCCCAAGGTACAGATTTAAGTAAAGTTGGATCGAACATCATGCCGCCACCTCCTGCTCTTCTTCGTCGTCAGCCCAGAAAGCGATTTGCATTGAGTCAAATTCACCAAACTCTAAGTTATGTTGCACCCAATGCTCTGCACTCTCGTCCAGAATCGCATGGCCTTTTTCATCACGCACATACTTACCGTTGCTGTGTTTCTGATACTGGGGCTTATAATCTGAGACAGACAGACTTATGTGGGTATGAACATCGTCAGGCTTCAAATCTAAACCAAGCTTGTTTTTGGCGTAGTACGAAATCGCCTCCATCACTTCAAATTGATACATTTCTATTTTCATTTTCACTTCTCCACTTTAGATTAAGCCGCTAACGCGGCCTTGGTTGGTCGTTTAAAAAAGCCGAACTTGTCATCGTCTTTTGACGCTTCGACAGTGGCCGTAAATGTGACACGCTGACCTTTCAGCGGATCGTCATTTGCTTCGATGATGGAGCGTGGCACTGTACCCCACACCTTAAAGCCACGGTCGTCCTTAACGACCATCTTCAGAATGCGCTGACCGTAGCAGTACACCTCATCAACCCACTTGGTGTTGATGATTTCGCCAGTGATGGTTTGCTTACCCGCAACGATAGGCTCTGCATTAGCGTTCTCAATCTCACGCTGTGCCGCCCACTTAGCTTTGCGCTCTTCACAGCCGTCAATGCACTTCAACACTGCGGCACACTGCTTTGGTGTCAGCTTGCCGTACTTCAGTAGCGAAAATTCAAGACTGTCGGCAAAAGATAATCCTTTACCATCGGTAATGTGTAACTTGTCGCCATCGAACTGACCATTGACGTTGAGCCACTGCTCGATTTCGTCAGCGCGTTCTTGCGTCCTGCTCCAAGTCTTGTAGGCGTTGTTTCTAATGTTGCGCTCAATAGCCGCCATATAAGCTTCTGGGTTTTCAATATCTTCATAATTCATAATATTCCCCTACCTATCTCGTTAGTGAGGTTAGATTATAGTCAACTGATTGTTGTATATCAACTATTTGTTGTAGTTACAATATTTAAGGGTTTCGTGCAGACATAAAAAAGCCCCGACCTTTACAGGTCGAGGCAAGGAAGCGGAGAGGTGGCCGCTTCGGGGGAAACTAAAAAACGTGTTCGACCTCATCGCCGCAATGCTCACAGGTTAAATTAGCCAATGGCCTCGGCACTGTCTGGTCGCCATATGGCTCCCAGTTAATCTCAATCTCTTCGTGAACTTCGGTCTTATCAAGACCACCGCACTTCCCGCAGTGGTACTCGTAGTGTTTTTCTTCTTTATCACCAAACACTGCGTCCCAGTTGTCCCAAAACTCTTTGGCCGTTGGTCGTTGCTTGCTACCTTTACCCATGATTATTCATCCCAGTTGTTTGGATCGAAAGGATCGTCGTCAGCCGCGCCCATATCGAGCGTTGCCCATTCGATTTTTAGTTGATTAGTCGCCTCAAATATAAAACGTGAGGCTTCTGTGCTGTTTATATTCATGGTGCGGTAGCGATGTCCTGCGTCGCACTTATAAGCGCCGTCGGTAAAAAGATCGGCGTAATTTTTCATCTTCTTCCAAAACGATGTTGACTTCACAGGCACTTCAAACTTATTACCTCTCAGGCTACTAGCGTAAATGTCGTATATCTCTGCCTTTGGAGTTTCTGAGCCGAACTGCACAACATTACCGCCCACCCGGTTCTCTCTGATTTCCCCGTTCTGAAGGCAGTTGTAAAGCCACTCCGTGACGTTATCCAAAGCTTCAAGCTTTTGGTCTGTCAGCGCCTCGGTCTGAGGAACTAATCTAAGATTGATGTTCGACAAATTGAAACTTCGCAGGTAGTGCAGAAGTGCTTCCGCACCGCCAGTGTTGTACCAGTTGTCTAGTGCAGCAAAGTATTCGCTGTCCTGCTTGCGGTCAGTTCCTACATCGAACACCGCAAACCTACGCTCGTCTAGCGATGCAGGAACAACGAACTCCTCGTTACTGGTGAACAGGATGCGGGTGTAGTTTGGTGCGGTGTACGCATCAACGCCCTTGCGCTCAATTGTTATGTTGGGGTTGGTTAGCAGGTCTTTTAACGCACCCTCTGAGGCTTTGGCCCCTGCCCAGTAAGCTTCATCGGCTTGCAGCAGCAGCGTGTCTTCGAGGTGGCGGTTAAAGTTGCCGGTGACATGCTCTGCCCTGCTTACAATTTTGTGGTGTGCCTTAACCAGACCGCCTAGCAACTCACCAAACTTGGTTTTACCTGTGCCTTTACGGCCTCGCAGAACAAGCCCGACACCAACCTTGGTCATGGGCTTCTGGATCATCTGCGCGGCCCACGCGATGATGTAATTAGCGTATGCGGCATTGCCGTCAGCGATCACGTTAGTGACAAAATCGAGCCACGGTGCAACGTCACCCTCTTCAGCCTCAACTGACCAGCCTCGCCAAAGGTTGTATCTTTCGAGGATTTGCATGTCAGGGGCAAACGTCAGCCCTGCCGCATAGGTTCGTCTGTCTTGATGCTCAAGCCACATATCTACGAGGTTCACTAACTTAGGCTTCTCATCACCTGACAGGACACGGCAGTTCATATGCTCTTTCTTCAAGTCTTCTAACTTGTACAGCACGATGTTGTTGTGCTTATTGATGTCCTCCCGGATGACACGCGCAGAGCCTTCAACGTGTACGAAAGCCCACTCTCTAAGCATTTTCGGAAGTTGTTCTTCCTTTATTACATGGCTTACGGCTTCCTTTTCCATTGCTTTGACTGATGCCAAAGTAATTGGTGCGCGACCTTTACTGTCAAACGTGGCGTATCTGCGCTCACATTCACCCTCACGGTATTTGCTACCTTCGGATGACCACTCATCCCAGATGATCCAACCATCGTCACCGCCGTCGAAGTGGTGGTGCAGCGCCATGCCGACCCTGACCCACTCGTCGTGGTGGCAGTCGGGGTCTACGGACATGAGTAACTGGCGTACATCTTTTGTCGATATGTCTAAACGTGGTCGAAACATCGACAGGTCGTCGGGATCAACCTCTGCCGGAGCCATGCCTTTTCGCGCTAACTCCCATCCATCCTGCCCTTTTGCTAACTCTTCAAAATAAGCCACAAAAGCTTCAGCTTGATCTCTACTAATAGTAGGAAGATCAGCCTGAGAGATATCGGCAATGCTCTTTCCTCTGACCCACTTGTAAGGCTCATTGGTTGACGGGTGAATACCGAACGCTACAAACTGCTGGCCTTCCGCTAACACCTCAACGGCATGTTTGCTACCAAGCGCGTCCTCATACTCACAGGATCGAATCTTTGAAAATCCACCGTCCACCCTGAAGGGCAAAATGCACTTAGGCTTCTGGCCTATGCGAATCGCCGACTTACCGACGTTCTCATCTAGCCACTGAAGAAGCTTATGGTTTAGTGGAGCATCCAGACAGTCGATATCAACAGCCACTGTGTTGCGACATAGCACCCCTACCCCGCCATCGGCGTGACCGTTGCCAAGCCACTTATCTACATCGTCGTGCGTCGCTCTTATGTCTTGCCACCCCTTCAGCATTGGGGCTTTTTTCCCTTTCATTATCGGGACAATCTCGTAGCCTCTTTCGACTAGCGCGTGTCCGTGTTCTTTCAAAAACGCCATTTGCGCCTACCTCTTTAAAATTAAGATATGCTCTAGCCAACTCTACTGCTTGCGTGAATTACCTCAGATGCGTTGTTAAATTCTGCAACGATGTCCGGGCATATCTTTTTCCAACTGACCTCCCCGCCCGTCAGCAACTCCATCTGCAAAGCGCGATGCGCTGGAACGATCCCTGTCTGCCGCCATTTAGATAAAGCCTGTTTGCTAACATCTAGCCGTCTTGCAAGAGCGTTAAAGTTTTTGATGTTTGACGCGGCAAGGACACTGTTGATGGCATCCTTCACTTCAGGCGCGTAGTCCGAAACGTAAATCATAAATTTTCCTTTTTTAAAATAAATATAACCATTTGTGGTTGACACAATAATTACGGATCAATATTGTGTCAACCACAAACAGTTGTATTTACCACATTTAGTGAGGTTTTAATGAAACATGCAATGCTAGGTGCAAGCAAGGCGCACCGATGGATGACCTGCCCAGCCTCCATTCAACTCGAAGCAACGATCCCTGACGAAGAATCTTTTTATGCCGCTGAAGGCACTGCGGCTCACGCACTCGCTGAAGAGTGCCTGTTAAAACAAAAGCCACCAGAACACTTCGTAGGCGTAGAGTTCGAGGGCTTTGTTGTAGATGAAGTCATGGCATCTCACGTTGCTACCTATGTGGATTTCTGCAACGCGCAGGAATCTGACGAGGCACACGTTGAGTTACGCGTGGACTACAGCGAATGGGCCGCTGGCGGCTTTGGAACGGCGGACTATGTAGTGCTGCACGATGGCGTACTGCATGTTATCGACCTGAAATACGGGCAAGGCTTAAAGGTAAACGCTAATCGCAACGAGCAGTTGATGCTCTACGGACTAGGTGCGGCCTACGAGTTTATCGACAAGGTAGATACGGTCAGCATGACCATCGTGCAGCCTCGTCTTGATCACATTGACACTTACTCAATGAGAGCAAAGGATCTATTTAAGTGGGCAGACGAGGTGGTTAAACCTGCCGCACGGCGAACGATGTCACCAGAGCCTGAGTTCAAGCCGAGCAAAAAGGCGTGTCACTTCTGTAAAGCGAAGGCCACCTGCCGCGCTCTCGCCAAACACAACTACGAACTAACTCTGTCTAGCTTCGACAACCTTGAAGAGCCACTGCTTGTGCAAGTGCCTCACACCTTAAACGTCGAAGAGATCGGGCATCTGCTACCAAAAATGGATGCGCTCATAGGATGGGCGCAAGGCGTTCAGAAACACGCGCACAAGCTTCTGATGGATGGCGGCATCTTGCCGAACTTCAAACTGGTCGCAGGTCGCGGCCAGCGCAAATGGCTAGACACGGACATAGCCGAAGAATCACTTATCAAGATGCTAGGCGATGAAGCTTATGTATCAAAACTAATTTCACCGACCCAAGCTGAGAAGGCGCTTGGTAAGGCGAAGTATGGAGAGATCGTCGATCTTATCCACAAACCCGAAGGCCGACCACAGTTAGCACCGGACACCGATCCTCGTCCTGCTGTTAAACCAGAAGCGGCTGATTTTTTTACTGATATAACTGAACAGGAAAAGTCCTAATGACTACCATTACTTTAAAAAATGTACGTTTAAGCTTCCCACAAATCTGGACACCAAAAGCATACATGGAAGGCCAGACTGCTAAATACTCTGCCAACCTGTTGCTTGATAAGGATGCAGATAAAGAGCAGATAGAAAAGCTGAAGAAAGCCGTGAAGCAAGCCGCAACAGTTGGCTTTAATGGCGAAATTCCTAAAGGTCTGAAAACCTTTTTAGGTGACGGCAACGACAAGGC